CCGAAAGCAAAGAAGGGGCTCTTACAAAAAGAACTGCGTAAAGATTATACAGAGTTAAAAGCTACAATAGAAAGTATAAACGAAATAAAGGTTATGGAAGCTGTTCATAAGCTACCTATATCAAACGAAGATTTTGACTTAGTGGAAGAGATTATGTCAAGACCTATTCCGGCGTGTGTTGCAGAAATATTCCTGCAAGATATTATTAGAGATGACGCATTCTCAGATGAGTTGCGTATACTGGAAGATACAGAACCTAATAGGGACGTGCGCCCTATGGTAGCAGAGTGGTTTAAACGAGTAATGCCGGACCAAATGTATAGATTTACGGACAATACACAATCAAAGACTGAAAGAGAAGGTATATTATCTCCTATACACGGATATGATGATAAAGCATATCATGGAACAAACGAACCACTAACAGGTAATGCATACGGGAGGCTATAAATAATATCCACTTGCAGGAGCGCCAAGATAAATACTGTATGAAATACGGTATTATCAAAACATGCGAATTTTGCGGAAATTCTTTTATAACTAAACCAAGATATGTTTTATTTTGCTCTACAGCTTGTAAAAATCCCATAAATAGACCCGGCAATAAGGCGTGGAATAAGGGCATAAAGTTAACAGAAGAACAAAAGGTTAATCAAAATACAGAAGGTCTTAAGAAGGGATGGGGTTGGAATAAGGGGCAAACAAACGAAGTTGCCAGACAACGATTCTTAACCAATAATCCAAATAAAGATGGTAGATTAAATAATCTAAGACCTAAGAAAAATAAACCCGAAGGATTATTACTTTATAAAGCATTAGTAAGATACGCCACATACAGAACAATATATTCTCTTAAAAAGGATAACTTGGTTCCTAAGTTAGGTAAATATAAGACAGACTTTCAGATAGACCACATCATCCCTTACAAACAGGGATTTGAATTAGGTATATTGCCGTATGTATTAGGCAGCAAAGAAAATATACAGTTTATATTAGGTTCGGAAAATAGAAAGAAATGGGATACATATCAAGATATGGAAACCGTAAATAAAATAACAGGGGGATACTATGTCCTACAGTAAGGCAGTTCTTGATCACTATGAAAACCCACGTAATGTCGGGACTTTAGATAAGGAGAATACGCACGTTGGAACCGGCATTGTCGGCGCCCCAGCGTGCGGTTAACGGAGATGTACTTAAACTCCAAATACAGGTAAACCCCGAAACGGGGATAATAGAAGAAGCTAAGTTTAAGGCGTATGGATGTGGAAGTGCGATTGCATCATCTAGTTTAGTAACAGAATGGGTTAAAGGCAAGACTGTAGGGCAGGCAGCAACTATTAAGAATTCGGAAATAGCAGAAGAACTTGCCTTACCTCCTGTAAAAATTCACTGTAGTATTTTGGCAGAGGATGCTATAAAGGCAGCGATTGCTGATTATATGGGCAAAGAAACCGCCCGCTGCGCTTGCCAATGATATCTACGATAAAAACAGATTATAGGAAAACACGTTAATGGAACCAATCGTATTCGCAGACACTGCAATAAACAAGATACGCGATCTCATAATAGATGACGGCGATTCCGAACAGAAACTTAGGATATTTGTGCAAGGCGGTGGATGCCAAGGATTTTCTTATGGTTTTACTTTTGATAAAGAAGTAGCCGAGGATGATACAGAAATAGTAAAAGACGGAGTCACTATTATTGTTGATGCCATGAGCTATCAATACTTGGTAGGATCCACTGTAAGCTATAAAGAAGAACTAATGAGCTCTCAGTTCGTAATACAGAATCCAAACAGCAGCTCGACATGTGGTTGCGGACAGAGTTTCGCTGTATAATATTGACTTTCTAAAATATTACAGTTATACTTACTTTATTGCTAAGTATAGCACACAACAAATCAAGGAGAGTTATGTCATCGAAACTATCAGACGCAAATTTGTCACGATTGAAACAACTGGTAACAGACGGAGTGCAGGTATTACAAGAATGTGAAGACCTAAAAGTAGGTCTTAGCGAAACAGTTAAGGCTATAGCCGAAGAGTTGGAAGTGAAGCCTGCTCAACTCAATAAAGTAATAAAGATTGCACATAAGGCAAATCTAAATAATGTAAGAGCAGATTTTGAAGAGGTTGAAGATCTATTAGGGCAGATTGGTAGGGGCATCTGATTTGTATATTGATTCATTTTTTAAGCGTGGCGGCGACTCCGAAACGATAAAGATAGTTGAAAGAGTTAATGGAAAGAGGATATATAAAGAGTTTCAGCCAGATTATCATTTTTACTTAACAGACCCAAAGGGTCAGTTTAAATCCATATATGGCGATTCGGTAAAGAAAGTAACACCGCATACGTTTATAGAAAAACAGAAAATACTAAAGACACTATCGAGCAATTCCAAAAAATGGGAAAGTGATGTTGATCCTGTCTTTAGATGTTTAGAGCATAACTATGCAGCAGGTGAAGTACCGTCCCTTAATGTAGCATTCTTCGACATTGAAACCAGCTTTGATAAAGAACTTGGCTGGTCGGAAGCATCAGAGGCAAATAACTACATAACAGCTATTTCTGTTCATCTGCAATGGATAGACGAAATCGTGTGCTTTGCTGTGCCACCCGAAACACTAACATGGGAAGAAGCGCAAGCAATAGCAGAAGAAGTGGGCAATGTCACTCTCTTTAAAGAAGAGGCAGATATGCTTAGGGCGTTTTTAGATATTATTGAAGATGCAGATGTGTTAAGCGGCTGGAACAGCGAAGCATATGATATTCCATACACGGTAAATCGCATTAAGAAAGTGCTTGGTAAGAATGAAGCGCGTAGATTGTGCCTATGGGAACAAATGCCAAAGGAACGCACATTTGACCGTGGTGGACAAGAAGCAAAAACATATGACTTGATTGGCAGAATATCAGTCGACTATATGCAACTATACAAGAAGTATAACTACGAAGAACGGCATAGTTATGCACTCAACGCTATTGCGGACGTAGAGCTGGGTGAGACAAAACTACAATATGAAGGCACATTAGACGAGTTGTATAATGACGACTTTAAAAAGTTTTTAGAATATAACATACAAGATACACGTCTATTAGATCGGCTTGATAAGAAACTACAGTTTATTGATTTAGCAAACTCTATCGCTCACCAAAGTTGTGTTTTAATACAAACTACAATGGGTGCGGTTGCTGTAACTGATCAAAACGTGTTAATGGAAGCACACCATAACAATATGGTATGCCCTGATAAGAAGCACAGTGCTAACGAAAAAGAAGTTAGAGCAGCAGGTGGTTGGGTAGCAACACCAAAGAGAGGGCTTCATAAATGGTTAGGATCAACCGACATGAAGTCTTTGTATCCATCTGTTATTAGAACACTCAACATGAGTCCCGAAACAATAGTTGGGCAGATTAGGCTTGATAGAACAAACGAAGCTATTGCTGCACATGAAAGTAAAGGAAACAAATATACCTTTGCATCGTGGTGGAACGATAGATTTAATGTATTAGAGATGGAAGATTTCTATTCCGGCGATATTGGCAACAAACTAATATTGGATATGGAAAACGGTGACTCATTTGAAATCACTGGTGCAGAGTTAAGAGAGCTTATTTTCAGTAATCAAAATACTTGGTGTATAAGCGCCAACGGTACAATCTTTAGAACAGACATAAACGGGGTTATTCCATCACTGCTTACAAGATGGTATAACGAGCGTAAGGTATTACAAGGCATAATGACTAACTATCAGTCTTTAGAAGACAACCCTAAGATAGAAGGCGTTAAAGTACCTGTAAATCTGTTTGATTTAGGCGATATTAGTGACATAGAGATTAAGGCTAATCCCTACATAGAGACCGAGTCTTATAAACCGAAGAAATTGCAAGAATTAATATCAGAGGGAAGTAAGAAGCGTGTAATCCAATATATGAATCAACACAGCCTAACCGTTAAGGACGGAAAAGCAATAAGCAGAGACCAACCATCATTGAAACGGGTAGTTGGTTTTTGGGATAAGAGGCAGCTTGTTAAAAAGATTAACCTTAACTCAGCATACGGCGCTTTATTGAATGCTGGAAGTAGATTCTTTGATCAGCGTCTTGGACAATCTACCACTCTTACAGGTAGAACTATTACCAAGCATATGGCTGCTAAAACCAATGAGGTAATAACAGGTATATATGATCATTACGGTGATGCTATTGTTTACGGAGATACTGACTCTACTTATTTTTCAGCATATCCTATATTAAAGGATGAGATTAAGCAGGGCACAGTTGTATGGACAAAAGAAAGTGTAGTGGAGTTATATAATAATCTTGCTAAGATGGTATCCGCAACATTCCCAGAGTTCTTATTAGGATTGTTAAATGTACCTATTAAGAGATCAACGGGCGTTATAGCAAGCTCACGCGAAGTGGTAGCAGAAAGCGGATTATATATTGTTAAGAAACGATATGCTGTGTTGATGTATGAAAAGGATGGTATAAGACTTGACGTTGGAAATAAGCCCGGGAAAGTTAAGGCTATGGGGCTTGACTTAAAACGAGCAGATACGCCAAAGTATGTGCAGGAATTCTTATCAGAAATATTAATGGATACATTGACAGACAAGGGCGAAACATATGTGCTCGACAAAGTAAGGAAGTTCAAAGAAAAGTTCGAAGATATGAAACCCTGGCAACAAGGTACTCCACGCGCAGTTAATAGATTAACGCATTACAAAGAA